ACCGGTGTACCCTCTTTCTTAGCCATCGTTTCGATGATAAGTTCTGTGTAGGGAACAAAGACACCACCTGCATCTAGAAGATGCTGACAAGCCTCAGCCTTTGTCATTGCCTTGGGCAATTCGATAAGCTCGACCAAAGAGGTGTGCGTACCTTTAGATAAAATCTTAGTACGAGTAACAATGTCGTTTGCGAAACGAACCTTGGTTACACCATAGTGAGTAGAAACACCTGCAACTGTAAATTTAGACATAATCAATCCTTAAATAATATAAACAAAATCACCAAGAACAACCGTTCTCATAGTCTATTATATAGCCTTTTGCTACACCTGTCAAGCATAAAGTTTGCGCTGTTGTTCTTTCACAACACCGTTTTAACTTTATTGACATGCCTACAAGTCCTTCGGAATTGGAAACCGACGCAATCGCAAGTAACAAATCCTTCGAACGAAATAACATTGTATGTCTTTCCGTTTGATTTTGATTTGACTTTGAACAATCGTTCGAGGGTCCTTTTATCCGAAAATTCATGACCAACAATAAATCTTTTATTGATATGAGAAACGGGATACATTGGGTTGCCAGTATGAACAGACACATAGTCACTATCTAACCACTTTGGATTCGGTACAACTTTACCCTCAAAGGTATTGATGTCGAACTCTTGTCCAAGTATGTTAGATCGCCATTTTGTAGTAATTGCTACGGATGACCCTACTGAAAAATTCATACTGTTTTCCTCATTGTTCCTTTATTATAATACCTTTTGGATCAGTTGTCAAGCCTTTTTTGTTCTTTTCAGCCAAAATAATACCCCAGATTATGGGGTATTATCAGATTAATATTAATGATTATCTAATTGATTATCTATTATTGATCTTTTGATTTTCGAATTTCGTCATCGTCGGTTATTTCTATTATTCCCTTATCCTCAAAAAAGCCAACTGTATCGGATATTCCTTTTTGATATCCATATGCTTTACACGCAAAGCAGGCAAGTAACATTAAAACAATTTGAATAACATCATATAAAGTAAAGGTAACTTGTTCCATTACTACTCCTTATAATTAAGATTGAACTACATGATTAAGTCTTCCACTCATCCAATTCATCGTCTGTTTCATACACGAACCAATCCTGTTGTTTCTGTCTAAGATTTTTAAACTGATCGTGTTCTATTAAAAATTTTGCAACTAGACTATTCTCTAAACCATATGCCTCAATTTCCCAAGGCTGGTCCCAGTAAGAATGATCTTCTTGGTATGTTTCCCCTCTCCAAATAGTTACATAGTTTCTTCTTAAATACCTATCTTTCATCTCGCCTGTTGCCCATTGTTTTAAATGAACCATTTCGTGAGCAAGAATTGTGAACATATGTATTTTCTTTTTTGTTCTGCCAATGTCAATATTAAAACATCTAGGAGATACGTTAGTATCTTCATCCATCTCGCAGAATCCACCGGCATTGATTTGTCCTCTTTCTCTTATTCTAACCTGTACAGTTATATTTTTAGACAATTGCGGTGACAGTAATTTATCAGCATATGAATTTGCTGCCAACTTTAGCATCTTTGTTAGTTGACTATCTTTAGCTCCTCGTACACTAACTATCATATGATTACCTTTCTGATAATTTACAATATTATTTATGTCACTTTGTTTCTAATATTGATTTCAAAAATGCTTGTTTTCTGATTTCTGCAATTGTTGCATCCTGTAGACCACCTTCTACTCTAGTAGTTTTTTGTGCTTTTGGAAACATATCAAGAACATTCATAGGTATAGGTGAATCAATTTCAGCAATTTCTGGCAATGGTTTATTTTTTAGTCTTGTAGATGATAAAAGAGTGCCTGTTAGTTTTTGCATTTTATACCCTTATTTTAGTAAAGTCTCTTGTTGCTTTTTCAAATGGTTTCCTAGGTGTGTTTGTAGGTGCCCACTTGGGTTGTTCTTCTTTCATTCCCGAATCCATAATATTTTTCTGTGCAGATTGTTCCAAATCATATAACTTCATCTTTGCTCTATCTACACCAATGACAAATCGTTTATATAATGTAGGATCGTTATATCGATTCTTCAATTGCTTAACCATGATCTGATTCATTTGCTCTAATTCTTCAGTTGAAATCAAAGCAAACATAAAGTCAACAGTTGCAGGCAACCCGAACGACTCAGATGTGTCGGTTAGTTCAACATCTGTATTACCATAACCACTACGAGTTGTCTGTGTTGCTGATAGAATAGGAACATTTTCTTCAACCGCCAACCCACGAAGTTCTTCAGCAATAGATTTAATTAACGTATAGGAATTAATATTTGATCCTGCTTTGAATCTAGAACTTGCACAAATATTTAAGTAATCAATAATAATGACATCTGGCTTAAATTGTTTCTTAAGTTGTAGTTCATTTAACAACGCCTTAAAATGTCCGGTGTGTGCACCAGTTGTGGGATACTCTTTAATAATTAAAGTACCTTCAGTCTTGCCCCTGATCTTTTCAATCCTGCTATCAAAAATTGCTTTAGGCAAATCTTTAAGCTGATCCATAGTGATGTTCATTAGATTAGCATCAATACGTTCTGCAATTCTTTCCTCAGCCATCTCTAAAGTAATATACAAAACATTTTTGTTCTGTGCCAAAACAGATGCCGCAACGTGACACATAAACAAAGACTTACCAACGCCTGTACCTGCAAGGCAAACATTCAATGTCTTATTAGGCATGCCGCCGTTTGTAATCTTGTTAAAATAATCTAAGTCAAAAGGAATTCTCGTTTCTACTCGATGATAGTATTCATACCGCTTATCTGCACTATCAATATAATCATGACCAACATTATTGTCGAAGCACACTCCTAAAGCATCCTGCAATAATTGCGGAATACCATCTTCAGACTTTCCCTTGTCTCTACCATCAATGATAGCAATGGATGAGAGGATAGCATTGTAAATTGCTTTGTCTTTGCAGAACTTTTCAGTTTCTTTATATAACCAATCTTTATTATGTTCCGTAGGATCTAAGTTGTGAATTGCTTCTACAACTTCTTTATATTGATCCTCACTCAACGATTTGTCATTTTGTGCCGCAATCGTTAATGCATCTTTACTCGGAATAGAATTGTATTCGTCAATAAAGCTTTTAATTTTATCATACAGAATTTTATCTGTGTTATCTAAAAAATAATCCCGCTTTAGGAACGGGATTACTTTTCTCATGAATTCATCGTCATTCGCTAGATTCTGTAGAATTACGTTTTCGATCTTCGAAGTCATTAAGTGCTTTCTCTAAAATATCCATTACAACTAAATTCAATGTCTTATCAAATTCTGGGCCTTCAATATCTTCGGCCTTTTTACCTTCGGGTGCTTGAAACACGGTATAGTCTAAAACCAATTGTTCCGAAGCATCCTTCATATCAAAATCATTGAAGGCGATTGCTGTTCCTATGAACTCACCTTCAAGAATTTTTACGCCCCAAAGAGCGTTATCTTTATCGTTAATTACCCAAGGCTCATACTTCACTAGCATTCTCAAACTCCTCATCTATTGCAACTTGATCCATATCATTTATCATCATATCATTGCTTGCCATTTTATAGCGCGCTTCGATAAACTCTCTAAACTCTTTAGAAGTTAAAATAGGCATCCAGAACTCTTTAGTGTATGTGTCTTTCAAACGAACTTTTTGTTCTTGTCCCTTTTTAGAGTACCAACCGTTAGATGGCTTAATAACAAATCCACCTTCAAGTGCAACATCTAAAAGACCAGACCAAGTACTAATACCACCTTCGAATGTTACCTCAACAGGAATCTTAGATTTCTCTCGAACAAATCTAGACTTCTCAACATTAATGATAAAGTTATATCCAATAATATCTGTACCATCTTTTTCTTGTTGACGACCAATAATAAAGATATTGTCTGCAGAATAATAAATGCCTGTGCCACCAGACACAATCTGTTTAGGGAACAATCCCATTTCAGAATATGTATGATTAACAACAATCATCGGAATATCTTTGATCGTTAAGTGAGGTGTTACCATTCTAAACAAAGATTTCATCTGTTTAGCACGAGTCATATCTGCAACAGACTTACCTTCAAGGGCATCTTCAACTTCTTTCTTAGAAGCCAAATTACCTACAGAGTCAATAATGATAATGACATGATCGCCACGCTCAATATTATTAATCTGAGACATTGCATCAAATTTTAGTTGCTCTATGTCCGTGATGGGAGTATGGAGTACTCGATTGGTATCGATCCCGAAAGAATCAAAATAAGACTGAGGGCTACCAAACTCAGAGTCATAGAATAAAACAATAGCATCTTCATATTTGTCCAAATAAGACTTCGCCAATAACAACGAGAACGCTGTTTTAAAATGTTTAGACGGACCGGCAAAGACAGTAAGTCCAGGTGTTAAACCACCTTCTAAACTACCCGAAAGGGCAACATTAATCATCGGAACGGTTGTCTGAATCATGTCCTTTTTATTAAAGAACTTTGATTTATTAAGAACTTCCGTTTCTTTGATTGTAGAATTCTTTTTCAATTTGTCAAGTAAAGACATTGTATCTCCTTAAGTAATACATTATTATATAATAAACATAGCAAAAAGTCAATAGTTAGTTGCACCAACTTTGTTTTGCATCTCCATAATATTCTCTAGCAAATCCGTTTTTAATTAATTCAGACCGCAAACTTGTTCCGTTTAAAATAATATCACCCAAAATTCTACCACCGAACTTGTCCCAGCCGTATAATATAACTTGATGTTTCTGTGTGCTTGCAATTGCATTTTTTGTAAATGCGCTAGCTGCTTCTCCTCTTTGTTTTTCGGAATCGCATTGTCCTCTGAATCCTTTTTCTGGAGTGTCGACACCAAAAATACGAACAGCTAATTCAGGCTTTAATGGTGGAGGCAAATATGGTGCAGAAATGACTACAGTGTCACCGTCTGTTGCTCGTATAATTTTAGCATCATATGTTACTCCTTTGGGAGTCTTTTGTGCATAAGCTAAAGATGCACAACATAAAAATGTGAGTGTTAGTAATAATTTTTTCATCCGAATAATCCTTCTAAAGTTGCTTGCGGCTTTGCCGACCAACCAATACCATCTAAAATTGTGTTCATGGGTTCCAAGAATGATTTCTCAAACATTGTCTCATAATCAGCATATTTTAATAAATCAAATTCGGCAGGAATGACACTAGTAAAAGCTATACAGTTTTCGCCGATGGTATTTGGTTCTTTTAAATAAATGAATTTGATCTTATCGCCTTCTTTGATTCTCTCATATTTTTTACTCAAATCATATTTGTCTAAATAAAAATTATAGAGCAGAGCTCCCCTTACGTGCATAGGGGTTGCTTGTTTATATATATTTGCCCTGTCAGTATATTTATCTAACCCATTAACACCCCTGGGGAAAGATATGTCTTCAGGTTTCATCTTTCTATATTCTGCTTGAAAGTTTCTAATATATTCTTGTATCTTATCTTCTGTAGATGTCAGAGCAAGTTTAACAGCTTTTCGCAGACCTTCTCTAATAGGTTCGGGAGTAGATGACCTAACAATCTCCAATCCCATAACCTTTAATTTTGGTTCTGCGTATTTTACACCTTCATTATTATAAACATTCAGAGCGTATCGTTTCTTGGCAACCCATACCCCGGTTTCCGCAATCGCTTCTCGCTTGAAGTAAATCTTTTTATCAAATGCATTAGTATATTCTGCCATTTCATTACAGACTTTGTTCAATACTTCTTGAATCTTTGCTTCACACACTTGATCCAAAATATCTACAATTTTATCTGGCGATTGATTCTTATAGAACTTCTCAACCAAAGGAGCAAATGTAACATAACAAGAGTCTGTATCTGAATAAAAGGAATAATTGTAATCTGTTGTACCACATACTTTATTCAAATAAGCATTCAAAGCAACACCGACCTTCTGAATAATATATTGTCCTGTTAGAGTAATACCTTCAGCAATATTGTCATCATAAAATCTAAAGAATTCATTTGCCATTGCTCCGAATAATGAATTCATCTGAATCTTTCGAGCCATCTGAAAATTATTATACTTCGAAATCTCTTTTTGCCAAATAGGATCTTTTGTTTCCTCATATTTGGATTGCGCTACCAACATCAATTTTTTATATTGTGTTCGATCGTTAAACAATTTCTGAACAATCTCAGGAAATACACCTTGCTTTGTTCTGGTAAAACATCTACCATTTGCCGCCATACAATAATCTTTATTTGTTAGATCAGATGTATCCTCTTTGCCTGCAAGAAGATCTTTCATTTGCACATCAAAGTATTTAGAATCTTTAACAAGAGTTTCTGGTGACATATTATATTGCATAATAATACTAGGATACAAACTTGTCGCATCAAAAGACACTACCCAATTATATTTGCCTGGTCTTGGTTCTTGCACATACGCACCTGCAATATTTCTACCTGCCTTGTGCTCTCTCTGATGAACAATAATGTTTTTCTTGAGTAGTTGATTATACAAAATACAATCCCAAGTTCTTACTGCAGAAAAAATATCTACATAATTACATTTAGCATCATACGCCATTGTCATAATCAATTCAATAAGACGCATCTTATCTTCAAGTCGATCTACAAGTTCGCAGTCAATGACGTTATACTCTACAAACTTTTGCCAATTGCCTTTGTAGAATGCGGTAAAAGAATCAAACTCATCATACGATAATTTTTCTCTGCCCAATTCTACTTTGGCAATGTGATCCAATTTATATGTTTCTTGCGCAGTATAAGTAAACTTTTTATACAAATCCAAATAGTCAAGAACAGCAATACCTAGAATTTCAAAAGCAACGCTTTCTTTTTTCATTCTGGTGATTCGTTTTTCGTTAACTACTTTCCAGGGAGAAATTCGTTTTAAATAATCTTCACCCAACATCTTGTAGATTCGATTACACAGATATGGAATATCGAAAAATTCCACATTCCAACCTGTAATAATATGAGGGTGATCCTCATTGATATATTCTACAAATTGTTTTAATAGATCAACTTCGTCATCGCAATGAATGTATGTGTGTCTGTCGTTTACTTTTTCACAAGCATGCACACCAAAAGTAGTTACTCGCTTTGTTTGATAATCTTGAATAGAGATTAGCAGTATCTGTTCTTGCGGGTTCGTAACATCAGGGAATCCTAGATCGGCAGTGGTCTCAATGTCAATTGTCCAAATATTAATTTGAGAAATGTCAAATTCTACATCGTCTTTAAAGGCAGAAGATATATATTGATATGCATAGTTTGTGTTGCCGAAAATAGGAAAGTTCTCAACTTCTTTATATCTAGACACATAATCTTTAGCCTCATTGATACTTTCGAATTTAATTTCGCCTAGTGGCTGACCAAAAAGAGATTTATACTTTGATTCGACTGCAGATTTAACGAACAAAGATGGTTTAAACGGCACTTTATCTTGTACTTTATGTCCATTATTTACCCCACGTACAAGGATATTGTTTCCGTATTGGTTGACACTAGTATAAAATTTCATGAGACATTCCTAAAGGCATAAATAATATAGCAATTATAATATGTATCAGGAGATAAATCAATAGAAAATCAATAAAAAGGATAAAAAAATGTTATACAAAAAGGTTGCTGCAATGGCACTTTTTGTTATGATGTTTGGAACCGTATCGGCTCAAACGACAAGTGGAACTTCTAGCACAACTGGAGGAACAACGACAGGGACTACAAGTCTCATAAATCAGGGAACATACGATAGTAAAACGTTGGTAGATACCAACAGCACTTCAAATAGTGTCAGTACAGTTAATAGCAATAGCAATGCTACAAGCAACAGCAATGCTACAAGCAATTCAACTGTTAATAGCACTAGCGTTAATACGAACAACAATAACAACGCAAGCACTAGCACATCCACGAACGTCAATACGAACAATAACGTAAATAGTGGCACTCAGACGTTAAACAATAACAACGTTAACTCTGGCCC